TATATATTAATCTATCTAACATTTCCAACGTCTTCTGGCTTGTCTAATTCTAGAATTTGGATCATTTCTAGTTTTAGCAGAAGATCGTTTAAGTTGTCCGAGTGATCTCGCACAATATGACTTTCTACGTTTAGCTGCCTTTGAACCTTTCTTGACTTTACCAGTCACGGCTGTTTTTAATTTTGATCCAGGGTTTGCTGCTCTATAAGCTTTTACACCTTTAGCTGTCATTCCAGCTCCAGATTTTGTTGGTCTATAATTTGCTCCTGGACCTTTAGTAGTTTTTCTAATTGATCCACCTTTTGCACTTTTAACTCTAGTAATATTAGCACCTTCGCCTGTAGTAGTATCTATTTGTAAACCTCTAGGTAAATCTTTAGGATTGTTTTCTAAACCTTTATCTTTAATCTTATGTTTTTTTCTAAACTCAGGATTGTTTAATAGGTCTTGTTTTTTATTATACTTGTTCATTATATTCTCTGCATCCTTGGATCAGTTGATAATATATTTTTTTCTGCTTTTGGTCTAGCTATAGAATCTTTGCTTCTTTTTCTAAGTTGTGCAATAGCAGATTCTTTTAATCTTTTTTCTCTAATTTGTTTTTGTAAATCTTTTTCTAAGTTCATTATGCAAATGTTTTTACGTTAGTTGGTTTTGGTCCTTTATTACCCGCTGCTCTTTTTCGTTTGACAGCAGATGCCTTTTGTCCTTTTGTCATCCGTGTGGCTTTTGCAAGTGGTACGCATTTTGGATATTTCCTCTTTGAGCCTTTGCTTCTCCCGCATGGTTGATACTTGCCGTCTTTCTTCGGTGCTCCAATGTCCACCCATTTCTCTGATACCCATTTTCTTAAACCACCTTCTGAATAATAACTACGCACAACTTACTCTTTTTTTTCTAGCCATGCCTGCCATCAAACCACCACCTGCAGCTTTTTTTCTGCTTCCTTTTTTACCACCGGGTGTGATTTTACCTGAACAAACTCCTGATGCATACATGTTTGCATATGCTGATGGATATACTTTAAATTTTCTTTTGGCAGCCGCTTTGCCTTTTGCACAAAGTTTAGCCATTACGTTTTAATCATTTTAGCTATAGGTGATTTTTCTTTTTTCTTTTTACCTTTTGCCATTAAAATTTTTTTCTTTAACTCAGCAGGTAAAGTTTTTTGTGCTTTAGTTAAACCATTTCCGCCATTACTAAATTTTTTTCTCATTATTTTTTTCCTCCTCTAAATATTTGTGTACCCTTTATACCATATATTGACGCCACTACAAGAATCCACAAATTTGTGAACCATGACGGCAGCTGCGAGAACATATCAAAAAATAATTTTACCTTGTCCATCGCTGTTGGGTCATCCGATATCACTGCCCAAGCGAGCACCAACACGGGCAAACTTAGAATTATCAAAACCGCCTCATCTTTCCAGTCCGATTGACGAGCCTCTAATAATTTGCCTTGGTAAGCTTCCTCACCTTGAGCCATCTTAGTAGCATGCATTAATTGTGCTTCAGACATTGCCATTTTCGTCTTCTGCTTGTTGGCATAAATTTTACTTCCAGCAGAAACGGCTAATTTTATTGCCGATAACCACATATTAGTACGCTTTTGATTTTCTTTTCTTTTCTGCTAGCACTGCACCTTGACCTTGAACTTCTTCTTCGGGTCCACCAGTACCAATATAGTTATAAGCTTTGTCAGCAGATGTTTTTGATCTTGGATCAATCTCAATTTGCTGTTCAGAAACCTTAACTTCTTTAATTTTGTCTAATTTTTCCATAATTGTCTCCTTATTTTTTTATTTTAACTGTTTTTTTATTAATTGTCACTAACCTTTACGCATGATTTCAATATTTGGAACCATATTTTCAGTATTCTTCATCATTGAGTCTGCACTAGGTATAGTTTTGCTTAAAATTGTCTTTTCAATTGACGTATCAGCTCTTAAATTTGCTAATTCTTCGTTTTGTTGAAGCTTATCTTCTTGATTTGTTTGGTTCATCATAGTTTTCATCTTGTCAAGATTCATTCTCTCTTGATCTTGTTCTTTTTTACGTTGATTTTCCATTGCTCTAAGGTCTAATTCTCTTTCTCTTAGTTTAGCAATAGGATCATTATCAAATTGTGAAGTAATTTTCTTCTCTTCATTCATAAATTCTTCCATCATTTCAGCAATTAGTTGTGCTTTTCTTGCTTCTACTCTTTGTTGTGTCATCATGAATTGCATTTGCATCTGTTGTGCCATTTGTGGATTCTGTTGCATAGCCATTTGCATCTGTTGCATTTGTACTAACTCATCTTTGAATTCTAATTCAATTTGTTCTTGAGCCATTAAACTAATATGTTCAAAAATATTTTTCTCAAGACTTGCCATAACCATTGGATTATTTCTAGCCATGTTCGTTGCCATGAAATTTAAGTGAGCTGTTATATGTGCTCTATGATCTTGTCCAGGAAATGCTTGAAACTGTGCTCCACCTAAAGCATCAATGTGTTCTAATGCTGGATCTTTGGGAGCTGGTTGTTGTGGTCTTATTAAAACCTGATCAATATTTTTTACACCTAATGCTTCATACATATTTCTATATGATTGATACATGTTGTGCATTTGTGGATTAGATTGTGCCAGCTGGAGTTCCGTTTGCGCGAGTGAAATACGCTGTGTTTGAGAAAAAATGTTAGGGTCAGCAACTGGCACTATATCTACTCTATCATCAAAATCAGATTGCATAATCATTTTTTGACCCCCAACTACATCGTACGGATATTCTTGTGGTAGATATAACTTGAATACTCTAGCTAAAATTCTAAATTCATTTTTAAGAGCTGAGTAAATTCTTTTGTGTATTGCAGACATGGTTCTACTTCCTCGCTCTAAAAGAGCAACTGTTGTTCCAACTGCCGCTTGTTGATTACCATCACCAACTTGTAAATCTGCAATCGATGCAAATCTTTGACCTGCATTAACTACAACACCCATCAAACTTAGTAAAGTCTGGCTTGGTTCTTTGAATGGTAACATCATAAATGAATCTCTTAAATTACCACCAGGTGCATCTACATCTCTAAACTCACCGGGTTGAATTGATTGTGCATCATCTCTAATTCTAATACCTCTCATTTTAAATCCTGCAGGTAAATTAGATAATGTTCCTGCATCTAGTAATTGTCTTAATGCAGAAGTTGCAGTACGTGACAATCCACCAATCATATGAATTAAACCAAAACCATAAAAACCTAGACCAGGTAAAAATTTAAAATGTACAAAGTATTGTATTTTTCTTTTCATTGGATCACCTGCTTCATAGTTTCTTCTAATAGATAAAATCTCATGCGATCCTTCTATGAAAGTTACTATGTATGGAATCTTAATTCCTGAGGGCTCACCAGTCTCTTGATTCATATCTTCGAAACCTTCTAAATCTAAATCAACGTGACATTCTAATAATGTAAATACATCTTCATCTTTTGTTTTTGAAACTCCTTCAAGTTCTCTTTCTTTTTTATCAATCTCTGTTTCTTTGTCTTGAGGTTTTCCAATTTCTACATCTCTATAAAAACCTGCTACTTGTTGTTTTCTTAAATCGTTTTCTGAAATTTTTACTCTATGAATAATTGCTTCCGCATCATCTAATGAGGTAGCTGTGTACGGAACAATTAAATCATCTGCAGGTACAAATTTTGATACAGCTCTTTGTTCCATATCATCGTAATAAACTTTTTTAAAAGCTGAACCTGCAAGTGGTAAATTAAATAACATTTGATCAAACTCTGGTTCATACTCTTTCATCTTTTCCATTATTTGATAATTCATAAAATCTTTAACACGAGTAGCTTGTAATGTTTTATCAGGAGTAGGCATTCCTAAAACTTGAGTTCTAACTGGTCCATCTGCCGGAAGTAATTCTTTATAAGCTAATGCTTGAAACTGTGTAACTGCCTCTGCAAGAACTGGGTGTGTTGCGCCAGAAGCTCCTTGAAAAGGTTCAGTTCTGTTATCGTATTTAAAACCTAAAAGGTCTAACCCTTTAGTATAAGTTTGTTCCCACTCTTTTCTTGAAGAAGAGTAGTCCGTGTATTTATTATTTAAGTCAGAAGATAATTCTCCTAAAACATCGTCAGGTAAAAATTCTGCTAAATTTGAATAATGCTCATCACCACCTTCAGGTGTTGCAGCTTTTGGATCTAAATTAATATCAACTGAACCATCTTCATTTTCTTGAATGTCGACAGCTTCAGGTGATTGTTGTTCTTCAGTTACTTCTTCAATTAACTGTTCTTGAATTTCTTCTTCACCAGGTAGGTTAAATTCTTTTCTGACTTCGTTTGGAAGTGCTTTGTCTATATCCGCCATTTATTTTTTCTCCAGATTGTTTGACTGTTTTAACAGTATTATAATTATATTTCAAGCCTTGACTCTGTGGTCCTGATTCAGGTGGCAGGAGCCAAGTTTTACGATGAGAGTTTTGCAATTTGTTTTGCGTATTTGCCATATACTGGTCCTCCTTTTGAGAAACGAAATAATTTCATTCTGGGGCTAAGTGCTCCTGGTTTTAATGATCCTGGATCAATTCTTATAGGTGCTGATCCAGATTTTGATGCATTTTGTTTTGCAAATTTAATATTTTCTGCAGCGATTATTGCTTTAACTTTATTGTCCTTATCTGCCTGAGTAGTGTTTTTTCCAACTTTCATGTTTTTATATTTTTTAATAAAGTCATTCATTTCTTTTTCTGATTTACCTTCAAATTCATCAAACATATCTAAAGATTTTAAACCCTGAAAAGTTTTTCCATATTTTGTATTATCACTTAATGTAGCTATTTTATAACCACCTGATTTTGAAACATAGTTAACTAACTTATTATCTAGTTTAGCTAGTTCTGTTTTTTTCTTAGCAGAAGACATATTGCTTTTTTTGATGTCTTCAATTTGTTTTTCAGTCTGTTGTATTTTAAAATCCAAAGCGTTCATTGGATTAGTCTTATCAACTTTTTCAATTCCTTTTCTACCTGACATAGTTAAGTTTACTTTTTCTGGAGTGTAAATTATTTCAGAAGGAGTAATTATATTTTTACCATATATATTACTTGCATGTCCTTTAGGATAGGCTTTAGTTCCTGAATATGAATAAGGTAGTCCTCCCAGTTTTCTCATAGCTCCAACTCTTTTTTTGGATGTTATAGTTTTTTGAGTTTTTTGTTTTTCAGGATCAGCAGGTGCTTGTCCTGTTCTTTTAAATTTAATATTATTCTCAGGAGCTATTTTATTTGTCTCTGTTCTTGATAATATTCCTTCATTTCTAAATCTATAAGGTGTATAATCTTTATACTTTGGATCATTAATAATTGATCTTATTTCTTTAGGTGTTTTAGTAGTAAATTGATTTTTACCTGTTACATTTCTAACTTCACCATCTTTTGTTCTAAATCCAGTGTTTCCTTTTTGAAAACCTTTTCCTGTTTTAGGATCACTTCCTCCCGCTTTAAAATTTACTCTACCTCCATCTGCATATCTATCTAGTTCAGCATCATACTGTCTTATTTTTTCAGTAACCATTTCACCGGTCTCACCAAACAATGGCATAACCGTATCATAATAATCTGATGCAGATATTTCTTTATTGTCGAATGCTTTTCTTGCAGTTTGTCCAACTAGATTAGTATAAGTTTTTGGTGATAATGTATTAACGGCTGCTTTAGTATTTAAAATATCTAAAGTTTTAAGATATTGTTTTGGTTTTGGTTTAGGAACAATTGGTTGTCCTTGTTCTAAGAAATAAGACCCGATGTCTTTGGCCATGTTAACCTCTGGCTTCTGATAAAGCTTCTGCTAAAAATTCTCTAAAGGACATTGGTTCTAGTCCTAGTTCTCTCATTTCGAAAACATATTTTTTATATTCATACATTGCTGAATCAGCATCGTCATCAAGTTCAGCCATTTTAATTGATGGAGCACTTCTTTTACCGAATTGATCTTCGATTTTTTCTTCTAGCTCGTACATCTCTTCTTCAGTTAAAAGTTCTAAAGGCTTACCAAATAAATCTAAAGACATATCATTTTTTTCAGCCATTGGATCTGGAGATGATGCCATCATTTTAGTTCCTTCAAGACTCTTGATCCCTGAAGCCTGATCCTCTGAACCCATTGCATAGTTAGCACGCATCATGCCTCCGGCTGCTTCGTTCTTTCTCATCATGTCAGCTTTATCAGCCATCATATCTGAAAAATCATCCATAGCGATTTTATAAATTTTAGCTCTCAGTTTAGGACTTACATCAAAATAATCATAACCCATGTCATCTGCTATATCTACTGCTAAATCTTCAATTGCTTGTTTGTCCATAATTACTAATAATACACTTTTGGTTTCTGTTGTAAAGGCTCATCTTCATAATCATCTGGGTGCTGAATTAGACCCCCTTGTCTAAATCTCATTACCGCCTGAGTCATAGAATCGACAAGATCATCATGATCTCCATAAGGAAAAGCAGCGCACTCTTCAATTACTTCTTGTGCAAAGTCCATATCAAGTGGTGCATATATTTTACCACTTTCAAATAATGGAGAAACTGAATTAACTCTAGTGTGTTTATCATTACCTTTACTTGGTGTAAAGTTAATTACTGGGATACCCATTTTTCTAAGTTCATAAGTAAGTGGGAGTCCTGAAGCTTTGCCTTCAATGATTACGGTTTCCGGGTTCCAGTATCCATATTGCTCTAATGCAATACGTCTTAGTTCTGGAAACTCATATCTTCCTTTTAAACAATCCACTAAAATTAAACAAGGACCGGAATCTTCTGTTGGGTGAAATACACCCCAGGTGGTAATAGCAGAATAGTCGGCAGTTTCTTTTTTCATAAAAGCGGTATCATAAGATTGTATGACATGTTCCAAAGGCGGAATGTCTCCTTCCCAATCTTGCCACCATTCTCTTTTGATTAAAGCACCTTCATCTCCAGTTGGATTTTGCATGTACTGCGCATTCCATTTTGATAATGGGATTGATGCTTTAACTGCTTCCAAATCTTCTAGCTTCCAATATTCCGGCCACAGGGGTTTATCAGAAGGTAGGATTGCAGGGAACTCAATTACTTCCCACTTGTCAGCTTTAGTTTCTTTTTGTGCTTTAATTAATCTTCCTGTTAAATCTTTTTCATTCCATCTGGTCATTACAATAATAATTGTTCCACCGGGTTGGAGACGTTGACGTGGACCAGAAGTATACCATTCATAAGTTCTCTCCAAAGCTTGTGCATTCATTGCATCTTGTTCAGTGTGCGGGTCATCAATAATTAAAAGATCAGCACCCCTTCCAGTAATTGCAGAACCAACACCAGCAGCATAATATTCTCCACCTTGTTCTGTTTCCCATTTACCAGCGGCCTGTGAATCAGGATTTAATCTAGTTTCAAAAACTTCTTTGTACTCAGGTGTATCCATTAAAGCTTTTGCTTTACGACCGAACCTTACAGATAATTCAGTTGTGTTAGTTGATTGAATAATTTTTAATTTAGGATTACGACCTACCATCCAAGCGGGTAACAAGTAAGATGCAAATTCAGATTTAGTATGTCTAGGTGCCATGTTAATAATTACTCTTTTTGTTTTACCTTGAGCAATTTGATTAAATTTTTCTGCAACTTCTTTATGATGTTTACCTTCTACAAAATCTGGCCACACATGTTTAACAAAAGCCATGAAGTCATTTTTAATATTAGCTTGTTTTTTCTTATCTTTCCATTTAGCCATATAAATAGCTAATTGTCTTTTTACATCAGGTGGTAATTTCTCAAACTTTTTTAACTTCTCTATATCCATAGTGCATTCGAAAAAAATTTTCTAAAAAATTTTTTGATATGTGTTTTAAAAAGAGCAACTATTTTACGCTTATGAATATCTAAATCCTTGTTTAAATACGTATCGTAGGGACCCCTTTTTATTTATACCTTAATTCATTATTTAAAAAATTGCAAATTTTGGTTTGGCTCTGGTACCTCTATTGCCCTGCGACATTTTGTCGCAGGACATTTCAACGCACATAGGAGGGTATGTGTTTTGTGTTTGGGTGCGACATTTTGTCGCACCCTGTAATATTATCTTGACACTAGTCTAGCAAAACCATGTAAGCATCGGCGTTGTTTTCTCTGAACCAATTTAAGTTGGCTCTTACTTTGTCCCAAAGTTTAGAACAACCCCAACCCAATTTTTTATCTTCCTCAGTTGCCATATATTCATAATAGAATATAGCGTCATGTTTCTTAGCCTCTTCTCTTGTTAACATTATAGATTCACCGCTGAATCTATTTGATCTTTTATGTGTCTTTTGTTCTGTCATATTTCTCCTTGTTTGTTAATAACCTACACTAACACAATGGCTCGTTAAGAGCCATTGTCAATATTGTCGCAGTTAATATTTATGTTCTGCCTCATGATCTTTAGTCATTTCCTCGTTAAACTTTTCCATAGCCTCTTTGGTAATATTACCGTCTTCGTCAGCCATTTGTTCTAGTTCTTCGATTGAGTAGTTCCACCATGTTTTTAGTTCCATACTGCCTCCACAACTCCACCGTTTGTCGCTTTGTTAAGTGCCTCAAGGTATTCAGTCTCAGTCAACTTGAGTACATCAATACAAAATATGTGTTTGTGAGATTGTATTCCAGGTGTTTTTAAATACTCTGGCACCTGGTCCAATAACTCTTGACGTCTTGTGCCACCTGGTAAGAACTCTTTTTTAATTGTTTTATTCATATTACTCCTTTGTTTGTTAATGACTCATGATACCAGATTCCAGAACCATGAGCCATTGTACAAATTGTCACACCCTTTGAATAGAATATTCTGGACCCCA